GAGTGATATGGCCATTGTCTATCTTATCGCAAAGCCTACGTGTCATGAGATAGTTGTTTCTCCTCAGGTCCTGCTTGCCGTTCCTGTGGGTACGGTAGCCGAGCATGTCGATGAAATGCCCTTCCCATTTGAAAATCCTATACTTCCCGTGACCATCCTTTTTTGGGGAAAGCCCAAGATTCAGTAGCTCAATATCGATGTATCTAAAAGCCTTTTCTGCTTTTCTTCTTGAATTGAATAACAGGAGCATATCATCCACATACCTCAGATAGAACTTGACCTGTAGCTGTTCCTTTACGAAATGGTCGAAATCAGAAAGATAGAAAAGAGCACACCACTGGTTGAAATATGAACCAAGAGTTATTCCCTTGTGCTTCTCATTCGTATCGTGGATCAGTATTGTTCTGATGAGGTTCATCAACTTCTTATCCCTGATTCGCTCTGCATATTTCTCTATCAGTTTATCCACATCAATATTGTTGTAGTATTTCTTTATATCCAGCTGAAGGACCCACTTTGTTCCTCGTTGCTGTGACCAGTGCTTGAGCAGGTTCTTGCCGTATTCGATTCCCCGGCCACGTATGTTTGCTACTGAATGCTTGATGAAGTGCTGCATGTATCTCTCCCGAAGGAATTCAACAATCATCCAATGCACAACCTGGTCACGGAAGGCAGGACAGGATATCTCCCTTTTCTTCTTTGCGTTCTTGTCGTACTTGACCATCTTTTTCTGTGGTCTCGGGTAATAGGTTCCGTCAATCAATTCACCCAGCAATTGCTTCTGGGCTTTCTCTTCACCCATGTTGATGACAGACACCCTGGAGCGCTTGTTTTCGCTTGCCAGCATATAAGCTATCTTCAGGTTCTCCATTGTTGCAAACTCACTGAAGGTTATCTCCTTCCATGTAATCATTCGTTTATCCTTACATTCATCAGCTTTCGCATTGTTTCAGCTACCGGCAGATTTTTGTTAATGTATTTTCCAAAAGGAGGACGATTGCTTGCTTCAGTAAGTCTTTGATAAGGATAAGGCGGGACCCGATGTTGTGGTTGGAGTTCCCCGGAGTATTGTTACCATTGCAGTAGAAGAGGGAAACATTGCCACCATTGTTCCAGTTGCCACCGGAGTGCAAAATCGCTTGCAAGCAAACACCCTGAAAAAAAATTTTCAAAAAACGACAGGGCAGGGGTTGCGCACCCCTGCACCCCCGAACTAGCCGATAAGGCGGGACCCGAAGTAGAGGTTGGAGCCCCCCGGAGGATAGTAACCAATGCAGAAGAAGAGGGAAACAATGCCACCATTGCTCCAGCTGCCACCGGAGAGCAAAATGCGTACACCGTCATAGGTGGCATGGAAAGCAGCAACATATGCTGCATAAAACGTTCCAGAGCCTGCTCCGCTGCCAGAAATAATTACATAATCAATAGAACCTTGGTCTGTGATGTAAGCCTTACGAGTGTATTGGTATCCATCACTGATGTATCCTCCATCTCCTGTGTAACTCCATCCTGCATCAGAGCGTGGGTCGGTGACGTTGTATTTGCTCTGGTCGAAGCAAACATAGTAGGCACCGTTGTATCGGGCAAAGCCGTAGGTGAAGGACCATACATTGCCCCAGAGGTCCCAGATTCCACGATAGGATACGTGGGATCGTGCTTCACTGCCGAATTGCAGGATATAACCTGAGCCTCCTCCCAGAGCGTCAATCTGGGAAGAGGGAACAGGTTGTCCCCAACTTACAATTGAGGTTGTTCCGGCTGTAGAATTGAAAGCCACTCCATCAACGGTGATTCTCTTGTTCGATGCGTCATAATCGGCAATCGCTGTGATTTTTCGGTTTGCTGCAACGCTGTTGTTTGAATATGCAGTTCCAATCTGCATGACCATGCCAACGTACATGTTGGTAGCCCCTGCATTCGGGATGATAATGCTGGTTGCGCCGGTCTGGCTCACTGAGCAGACAAATTCACTACCGCTACCGTATGGCATGCCGGAGTTGATTCCCTGCCCGAATTTCGCTTTCTGGTCCCAGTCTGCAGCTTCCACTGCCATCAGCAACCCCAGCTTGTGACGGGTCGCAGAATCATCCAGCCACCATCCTCCATCACCCTTCGCGTATGCAGTGGTAATGAAAGAGGTGTAGGTACGGTTTACTTCGACACCCATATCAGGCTTTGAGCGCAACTCTGTATCGTATCCAGCGGGAACACGACCAACAAGACGGTACTCAACAGGATTGCCATCCTTATCCAACCATGCTGGGTAAAATCCAACTACAGGCTGTGTGGCTATACGAATATGACGGACGTTGTCAACATCGATATAATCTTGGAACCAAAATTGCGGAATGAGTGTCATATACTCACCGTCTACGGAAGAGTAATTACTATCTCCAAGTTCTGCCAAAATGTTCTTATTGCTATCCACCTTTACCTGCTTGATACCTTTCCACGGATAGTAGTTGTCAAAGTCTGATGCAATTGCGTTCACTCCATCAGGAGTCCCGAAATTCAGTCCTACAGCCATGTCAGTACGTGTGTATGTATCAGTGTCATTGTCCCATTCCAAACCAAATATTTGCAGTGATTGGGTTTCTAAACGTGACACCCTTGTATCAATCGGGTCCACAGCATCCTTGACACTCTTGGCTACTGAGCCTTCGGTGGTGTCGTCAGAATTCAATGTAGTGATGGCATCAGCATTACCCTTGACCGTCTCGGTTGTCCGTCCAGCACCAGCAAGGTCGGCAATAGCGGCGTCCACAAGGGCTTTCAATGCACTCAGTTCGATCCAGTTTTCCAACGTGGTAGCTGGCGAGGCCGAGAGGATGAACACTTGACTGGTATCAGTCCTGATGGCCATGTCACCCTGCTCTGCACCACTGGCAAGCATGGCGGCCTCCGAGGACACAGGGAACACGTCCACAAGGGCAAGGGAGGGAATCTGGGCAGAGGGAATCTTGCCGTCAGAACCGAGAGTGGCAATGCCGTTGGGCTGTGCATACTTGGCAATCTCGGCGGCGATAGCATCGGCCAAAGCTTTCCCCTGCCGAGCATCTAGGACCTTGCCAGGAACTTCGGTTGTCAGATTATTGACGACGTTCGTGACCTCCACCAAGGCTTGGCGCAGGAGGTCGAGGGAGAGCTGGTACTGGATATGAATATCAGGAGACACACCCGAACCGGTTCCTGACGCCGGCTGGACAAGGATGTTGTACAACCAATCAAGGGTTGCTTTTGGTGTATGCTGGTTTATGCTCTGTACTGCTGCTTCGCTCATTATGAACTCCTCTTTACTCTGTATCCATCGGTTGCACACTTACGGAAGTATTGGTCCATCTTTTGTTCTTGTGCCTCTGATTCGCCGTTGATGTGATTCTCCCTGAAAGCCTTGAAAATCACTCGGTCATTCTCTAAACCGATATGCAAGCCTTCGGCAATTCGGTTGATCGCACATTTGATATCTTTTTTGTCGCCCCATTTGTTGATAACTGTAACCAGAATAGCTACAGCTCCGGTTACCATTGCGCTGATTACCACATCACTCACAACACACCCCCGATAATTGGTTTTATGATCAAAGCCAGAGCAATACCGGCCGCATCTGCTAATAAGTCAAGAATCATGTCTCTTATGTCCTGATGGCCTGTATAAGCCCATCTGTCATACTCCCTGAGAAAGGCACATAAAGTAGCCCCGTAAAACCCTGCAAAAAGGCTCTGCCAGAAGCCAAGGAGAGCAATCAGAAAACAGGCTAGGAAGTGCTTTGCTTTATCATTCATGAGGAACCTCCGGCCAAACGATATTGTTAGGGAAACCTTCTTGCTGGGGAACGTCTAAGAGAGCTTGGCGGTAGGCTCTCCAAGCGTCCTTCTCTGGGGCTGTAAGGGTTTCCCAGCGCATAGGATTGACTGTGTCAACAACTTCCTTGAGCAGGTTGTCGCGCTTTTTTCTGGCTTCTCTGGTGAGCCTATCTGTCTCTATCTGAGCTGAGTCAAGGAGCATGTCTGGATTGTCCAGTAGGTAGTTGCGCACGTCCTCAAGGGTATAGGCCAAGTCTGGACAAATTTCTGCTGGTACTACATTGTAGCCGCCCTGCCCGTTGGAGTCACAATCCACAACATAATCTGTTTCTGAGCGCTTGAGTACGTAGCCTTGCATTATGCTATCCTCACGATTATAAATTTTGCGTTATAAATCTCGTCACCATAAGGGACATCGTCAGCGATTCTTGCCCCTCCCGAGAAAACTCTGAATACTCCTGTTGGGTTATTGGCAGACCTCATACCCGCACCGAAGGTAGTTCCACCTACTGTATATTGCCCGGCCACATAATAGGTTCCACCCGAAGGTAACGTTATGTTGTTCTCAGGGTATGGGAATACACACGAACGAATTTCTCCAGTTTCCATTGTGTCAATAATCGTATTTGTTGTAGGGGGGACACCATAAACCTTATTGGTGAGACGTTTTGCGCTCCACCCTGATATGGTCAATCCAGCAAATGTAACTGAGTCAGTAGTCCGTAAATTCTGCCCAATTTCAAAAGCTCCATAGCCTGTATTGATACTAGAGCCGGAAATGGCACCACCGGAAATATTACCATCAACGGTTAGATTGCCCCTTACTCGGGCACTATTGAGTACATCAAGGATGTTCAGCCAAGCTGTGTTAAAGCGTTCCTGAGCTGTCCCGATATCATAACTACCGGGAGTCCCCGCCTGTGTCCCCCATGGGAATATGTGTTTAGTCTCAATTCCACCAGCAACCGCTTGGAAATTGATTGCTTGGGTAATAGCAAGGGAGGTGTATACACCGACCGAGGAGCCTTCCTGAAACTTATTTACGGTGACCACGCCACCGGAGGTATAGAAGGTAATCGAGTTGGCGTTCTTGGTGAGACGGGTTACTGTGTACAGCGTCCCGTTTACCCGAATCTGACCACCGTCACAGAATCCATCTGCTCCTACTGCAAGGCTTGTGAAGAGGTTGTAAAAGTCTGTTCCAGAACAATAGTTGTCAATGCTGTTCTGGTTGTATGAGCCAATTGTCCAAGTCTTTGAATTGGGATAGTAAGCACTTGGCTCTGGAGCTATTACTTCGTATGATGTTTCTCCATTCACTAATACAAGTCCGGTGAAAACTTGGTTTGTCCAGACTTTATGATAATCAACATGAGAGCCACGATTACCCCAGAGGGCACCAGATTTATGCAGTATCCTAAAAGATGGATATACAGGATGCCCATCTCTAGGAATGGCAAAACTGTATGTTTTTGCTACAGTATAACTAACACCAAGATGCTCACCAATCTGCTGTTCATCATCTCTTATATATCCACAATAGAGTCTCTCGGAAGCATAACCATCATAATATCCTTTATACTCACAATAAAATGTACTATTAGAAAAAACTTTACTTGGGTATAGTCTGGTAAAATAATGGACCTCCCCTGCACTTATTTCTTCACTCTCATACCCATGACTTGCCAGCAACACCCTCTGGTTACTTCTCCTGGTTGCCTTAGTGAAACTGAATCCTTCAATCGTACCAGACAATGTTGCCAGTGTATCTTGACTGGCAATCAAGGCTTCCATTTCGGAGTGTTTCCAAAGAGTGGGAGAAATTGTAGAAACCCCTATAGTAGTACCGCCCTCCTCCTGGAGGGTACGGAAACCGCTAGCTTCCAGATTGCCGTAGATCATTGCTGAATAGGCTTCAAGGCCAAGTGCTTTGATCAGGCCATTGAGACCATCCAGTTTGAATCCAGCCGTAGGTATCCCAGAAGAGCTTTCGGCATAATTGGTACTTTTTAGAATCCCTGCAATTATCAGATCCATGAATAGGCCGAGCTGAGCCACGACCACAGCAACATATACATATTCCCCTGAGTTCTTTGCTATCTCAAGAGCGTCCTTTTGTGCAGCTGCAAAGTGTTCACTCTTTCTGGATTCGTCCCATTGGTCAACACCTCCAGAGTCCTTCCCTTTATACTCATATATCCTTCCATAGATAAATTCATTTGTTTCAGCCACAGAGGGATTTAACCCTTGGTCTCCGGGGTCACTATTCGGGCCAGAGTAAGGACCTACATACAAGAAGAAATCACCTACTACCAGAGGCCCCTCAGGGGTCAGCTCAGGGACTTCGTTTCGTGCGTCTAGGTACATAGGGGTCGGGGTACCATCAGCAACCTTAGTGATGCCTACAACTCCTGTATACGTCTCACCGCCATAGGTAATAGAAACAGTTATGAGTGTAGAATCCCCAGACACGAGTGAGCAATTTAAAAGACGTTTGTAGGGGTCATACACCCCTTCTGCAATTTCTATCTCTGATAAGCTCCCTGCATCCGTGGCAGTCCAGACAGCGCTCTCTATGGGTAAATTTGATGGAACACAAGTAATCTCAATTTCCTGTGTCTTGAGTTCACCACGGGAAGACATATTGATTACGGTCTGTGAGGCCGTAAGGGTAATGATTCTAGCATCTGCGCCAGCAGCACCGGTGAACGGGGCAATGTTCCATGTGTTCGGCCATACCTCAGGTGGTGTGTACAAACCCTCACGTTTCCATACACGCTCACCTACCCCGGCAACTGGGACCTCGTATTTCCAAACTTCCCCATTATCAGTACCAAGTAAAGCTCCAGCCGTACCAACGAGAATATCCTCGGTGCCTACCAATATGTTACTAGATGTATAAGGAGCATCATCTGTGCCCAAGGCATACTGTACCACCATGCGGGTTCCGGCGGCGCCGTCAGAGACAAGGGTAACAGCTATCTCCGCCTCAAGAGGCTTGTCTTGGAAATTGATACCAGGGATGGTTCCCTCTGCTCTTATTGCATTCACCCCGACAAGCATCTCACTATGATACAAGCTTATTGTCTCACCTGTGCCTTTGTAGACATCATTCAGATACCAGAGCACTGAACCACCGTACACAGAGAGCAGGTCACCGTTTGCTACTAAATCGATATGAGATAAATCATCATACTTCAGCAGCGTTGCCTCTGTATGGATCGAGAGCATATCCACCCCGGCTCTACGGAGGATGGATATAACCTGTTCATCAGTATCAACGGTAATATCACTCAGGGCTGTCACGCTCTCTGCAATCACATTTACCAGTTGCCTGGTCTTATCCCCACCGGAGTCTATGACAGAAATGATCCTTACGTAACCAGAAAACCCTAGAGCTGCCGGGTCGAGCTTTACAATCTCTCCAGGATACAACCCCAAAGAGGGCAATGCCTGAAAACTGTGAGTAAGATTTCCGGTAGTGGACCGGAGCACAATTGCTCTGAGCAGCGCGTTTGCAGTAACCCCGGAGTGTAGATATCTTGCCTCATACTTCTCAGGATTCTGCCCCTGGTGTACTTGGGTAGTTTGTTCGTCCTCTTCATCGGTGTACCAGCAGTCACAAATAGCATCCATGCGCTCTACCAAGGTCTTGCGCTTCGCTACCTGGATATACATACGCGCAGATCCATCACCGTTATCAGAGATATGGCCTATGCCTTGATTCGTATCTTTTGAACCATCATGAAATTCAATCTTGGTTCTGAGCGTTCCGTAATCGTAGCGAAGTATCTTACGCTTTGATTCCTCAATGTCATTAGTGGCAAGGGTTACATTCTGGTAAGCTAGAGGTGGCCACTGTCCCTCATCAGGGTTCAGCCATTCGTACCCACGCCCCCATGTCTTATCGTCAGCATAATTATCATCCAACGCATAGTGCCTACCAACAGTACAAGGGCCTTTGACTACCGGGTAATACGTAATCACCGCGCCCTTTCGTGCATCATCTCCGCGCTTGGGAGTAATATAGTTCTTGATATCCGCATTGGTGAGAGTACGTACTCCGCTCGGGGTGGTGCTGGGAACGCTAGGAGCAAAATGCAACTTGCCATCCTCGCTACACCGGTACTGGAGGTTGTATTCATAGCAGACGGTATCTAAGATAGCGTTGACATAATCGCCGGTTTCAACGGTAAGACCGTCTGCATCAATGGTCTTGTCTATGCCGGAGTCTATGATAATATCAGCCTCAGCAAAGGCCGGTACGTAAGCTCCCAGTGAATCCTTGACTGTGGCATGACTCACGAGCCAATGGATGAGGCTATCAGAAGGTGTGTCGCTGATAACCTTAAGATTACTGGAGAGTGTTGCGTCAGCGCTGAATATGTATGCTTCAAGATAATAGGTATCATCGAGGATCTCTACATCAATAGGCTTTATAACCTCCCTCACATCACTAGAGATCAGTGGTCTGATGGTCCCCACAAAATACGGTGTGTCGTCGTCAAGGGTAAGGCGTGCCCGGATATTGTTGGTAGCAGTGAGGATTCGCACAGCAAGAGGCTCAAGGCCAACAACCGGCTTTAGGCGCATAGAGACGGTTTGCATCTCTGCCTTACCCTTAGGACCAAAACAGCTCTTACGTGAGAAACTCTCGTTCAGTAGCCCCTCAGAAAAGTCTTCCCAGGTACCGCCTCCGGTTTTGGCATACTCAGAGAAATTTAAAAATAGCTTCATGCTGCATACCTCCAGCGAGGCAATGCCCCTGTTCTCTGTGCCCGCTCAATAGCCTCAAATATCGCTCTCACTAAATCATCCATGCTATATACATTCCCTGTGCTGATATTCAGATTGATTACCCCGCCATTATTGAAACCCATATCATCGGCCTTGGAGAGCGGGAGGACCATCTCAGGCTCTCCTCCTTCACCGATAAGAGCAGTAGTAGGACCGGTTACAACTCCGCCTTCAGCGAGCGGGGTATATTGCTGAGATGCGATAGTAGCGATCTGTGCCCCCACCGTGGCGACAGAGAGACCGGTAAGGATACCGGCGTATACAGGATTAGCCGCCCAAGCACTCCAGATGCTTGCAACAGCCTGAGCTCCTGATATGGTTGCTTGCATGATAGAGTTGGCTTTATCAGCGGCAAATTGCTTACGCTTAAGCTCATCCATCTGCTTCATCAGTTCTTCTTCTGAGTCGGCGTTCTCTTCCTCTGCGGTTGTCTTTGCATCACTAAGGGCTGTCAGTGAAGCATAGTATTCTTCTGCGCTTATCCGTCCCCATTGGTACTGAGCGTCCAAAGAATCGCGGTCAGCCTTATACTTATCCTGAATGTCAGAGTAATAAGAGTCCCAGGCGTCCTGCTGTTTATCGAGAGTCTCCTGGAGCTGGTTTATCTGGTTCTGGTAAAGCTGGTTAGTCAAGGACGAAAGGGAATTAAAGAGATCCTTGTACCCGTTAGCAAAGGCATTCAAAAATTCACCTGATCGATCCTCTACTTCGGTGATTGCATTACGCTGCTCCTTAAGAGCTGCAATTATCTCCCTGATAGCTTTCTCTTCCTCGCTTCCTGCCTCTGCTGCTTCAAGGTAACTCTCAGCAAGAGTGATATTAGAGTCGATCGCGGAGAGTTGTGCAGTCTGGCTCAGCGTCCTATTCTGTCCAATAAAGTCACTAGCCGTCTCTGCCTCAGGAGCCTTGCCAAAGGATTTAATCTTCTCCTGATCAAGAGCAATCTGCTGAGAGAGAGCCTGCGAGGCAACCTCCGCTTCTTCCCTGGTGAGCTCCCCGGATTTTACCTTTAAGGCTAAGCTATCACGGAGAGCAATGTTCTCTAAGATACGGTCTTGGAGAACTCGCTTCTGAGCTGCCTCAGTTGAGCCTGTGGAAGACATGATGCTCTCGAAGATATCTTCTTGTTCAGTAAGGAGCGCCTTTTGCTCTGTCAGTGAATCGATAATCTCCCTGAGCTCGATTGCTTCCTGACTCGTTGAAGAAACAGTCTCAAGGTGTGCTTTGGCAAGTGCTATCTCAGCGTCAATAGCCGCCTCCTGCGCGCTGAGCGAATACATGGAGTTCTCGCTGATATAATCGGTGGCAGTGGGAGGAGTGGCCGTCTCGCCGAAGCTGTTGAGCTTCTCTCTGTCCAGTTTGATTTGCTGTTCAAGCATCTCCTTGGCAAGATCAGCTTCTTCCTGGGTCATCTTCTTTGAGGACACCTGTAAATCAAGATGATCTCTCAGATGCTTGTTATCTGTTATCCTATCCTGGAGTACTTTTTTCTGTGCTGCCTCGGTAGCGCTAGTAGCTGAAAGGATCTGTTCGTAAAGTGAGAGTTTATCTTCTCCTCCAGCTCCGCCGGTATCATCAGTGGGAGTCTCCTTAGTGACTCCAGTACCTGTAGCTGGCTTTGGTAATAACTCACGGCGATCAAGCTCTGCCTTTGCTGCATCTAAAACATCAAATGTTGAGCTCCAAAAAGATAAGCTACGATCCCCATTCTTTCTTGCAATCTCTTCTTCAAGTTCATTGATACTTCTAAGAATGTAATCAGTTGGAATTTCTGCAAAATCCTTCTCCCAGAAATCCTCCCTATAAAGGCTATTCTCTTCTCGAGACTTATTCGCTGTATCAATCCATGCATATATCCGCTCAAGCTCAGTCTGGATAAAGCCAAACGCCGGTTCAATGGAACCGACAATCATTTCACCCAAACCTTCCTTGATGTCACCCATAAGGTTATTAATCTGCTGCATTTTACCGATATCAGTTGCAGCTACCTCACGAGCAATACCTCCATAAGCAGAGGCTACTTTATCCAGGATGATGCGCTGGGCATCCATGAGTCGGTTACTGTTTACCAGCTCCTTAATTTTATCCTTTTCAGACTGGGTAAAAAATACGTTCTTTTCTTTTAGTGATTCAAGGCCGGATATGGGGTCAGCCATCGCGCGCGCCATGATTTTTGCAGCGCTCGCTCCATCGGTACCCATTGCCTCAGCCATATCAAGGGAGAGTTCAATAACCTCTGGGAGCTGTTCCTTGGTAAGCTTCTGAGTGGCAATGAATATCTGCTGCATCGGCAGAATCATCTCATCGCCAAAACGGGTTACTGCCTGGAAGCCAGATGCCATGTTGCCAAGCTCAGTGGCATTCATACCTATCTGGTTGCCGGTGGCCCTGAGAGTACCTTGTAGGCGAAGCTCAGCTTGCGCTTGGACCGTATAGAGATCCACCAGTTCTTTAGTGCTGTTGTACACTTTACCAATAGCACGCGACACTGTCTCAATGGCATTAGTCCAGACCCCAAGTCCTGCTACAAAACCAGTGGATGACGGGAGCTTACTGATACCGGTAAGTTGGGATGATATTTTATTCAGCGCGTTTTGCGCTTCTTGAGAATTGCTCGTTACATTAACTTTTAGATTTGCTGCTTTTCCCATTATATCATCCTCGGGTGGTAGTACTTATCAAGAGGTGCTAGTGTGTCCACCACGTCTACCAGCACTCCAGGGTTCAATCCCCATGGGCCAAATGGATATCCCATTATTTTCCAACGTTCATAAAACCGGATGCAGGATAGTAGGTATGTATCACTGAACATCTCCGGTATATCATCCAGACGGACTTCAAGGCCAATCTTGAAAATTGTAGTCCTGTCCGGTTTTCCGTAGAGGCGCCGATAATTGGCGGTGTACCCTTCGCACGTCGCCGCATACAGCGCCCTTAACCGTTTTTTATATCAGTCCCCAGCATGCCTGATTTGACAATTGCAGTAGCAACCTCATTTACCAGGGCGTATGTCCCAGACATTTTAGGAATATCCGCAGTTTTGATTTCATTACCCTTATCGTCGGTGAAGGTACTCGACTCGGTATACAAGACAAACATTTTTGCATTGCTAGTTTTCTCGGCAAGATGCTTCTCGATCTCCTCCGCTGTGGGAACGCGGTAGGTAATTGTTGAAGGTACTGTCTCTTTATCGTTACCGAAAGATTTCGGGGTGATCGTGCGTGTTTTGCTGATTGAAAGAATCATAGACTCTCCTTAGAGGAATAGTCCGGGGGAACATTCCCCCGGGTCATTATGCGACAGGCAACGCTTCTGCTAACGCTCCTGTACCCTGGAAGTTGGCAGAGAAGGAAACCTTTCCTGCGAATTCAACTCCAATCTGGATACTGGTAAGCAAAGCGTTTCCGCTGAATTTGTTGGTAGTATCCACCGCTAACTCCAAAGCGACATCAGCAACATCTCCACTGGTCATAGAGGTGATCATAGCTTTCTGCTGTATATCAGACGTGTCAAGGCTTCCGCTCATGGAACCAGACCAATCTTTGACAGTAGCCAAGAATTCTTTCCAGTCTTGGCCGAGCTGATTTGCCTCCTGAGTTCCACTGTTGATCGTAAGGTTCCAGTTATCTATGTATCCTACTGCCGCTGCTCCAACACTGATGCTTCCATCTTTTCCTGCTAAAGCTCCCATGTATTACTCCCTTAATCCTCTAGTTTCTCAAGGACTACCTTTTTCTTTTTCCCTTCCTCGGTGACCTCAGTCACAAGGACCATCTCATGTTTACATACGGGGCAAAGATGCTTATCCGCTAAGGGTCCGCATTCTTCACGTCCGCATTCAGGACAATACCAAGTCATACAAAGCCTCCTCTGTCGATATCAAGATCAATCGTTGCTACCACCAAGAAAACTCTTCCAACCATTCCTGTCTCTATGATGAGATCATTGGAATCAAGGCAAGTAGACCCCAGGTGGTGATCAGCAAGGAGTGCACGCTCAAGGATATCGGCATAAGCCTCTCCCTTATCAGCGATAGTATCCCCGCCTTTAAGCGCAAGACTAATCTCAATCGTGTACGTAGTGGTAAAGGATTCATTATGCGTCCTTGACTGCTCCATGAAGAGAATAGCAGGATACTCAGACAAGCCGGCAAGCACGTCCTTATACCCCTTATCCCATTCAGCAACAGGTTCCAGATACAGCGTAGGATCATCAATATTCCACTGGGCAACCGCAGAATCAAGAGCAGGTTTCAGATATGCCTCAAGCCGTTCAAACAATTGCTTGGTTTTAGGTTGACTCATAGCTTTGCCTCCACCTTTCTTACGATTCTCATCGGAACATCTCTACTCGCCACATACCGCTCAAAGCCGGGTTGCATGAATTCCTTTTCAGTCCCAATCCACCGGGCAAGGTAGTTCTGGCTTCCAGGAACCCCTACACCAGGGCGGAGGTACCAGGCATTCTCCCTCTTGACGTAAAACTGCTTCACTGATCGATATGTCAATCCGGTTCTTCTCTCAAGAGCCTGCCCGTTAAGGTAATAGCTCTTGATAAAATCTCCGGCTTCTTTTGCGATGTCACCGGTAGCAGTAGTAATCCATCCTGCAAGATGCTTGCGAACGGTCCTCACTCTACCTATAGCGTCACCACCAATTTCAATATCCAACATACCTACCTCGCCAAATTCCGTCGGTACTCAGAAAGCAACTTCTGTACAGCCAAAGGAGGAATACTCTGGTCGACTGACACGGTCCCACTGTCGGTAGTACGACTTGAAACACCTGCCATATCAGACTGTTGCATCACTGCCATATGCTGTACGGTCATTGCTACTGCGTACAAGATTGCTTCAGGTACATCTTCCCATCCGGCTTCATACACCACCTTGATTACGTCACGCCCATCTGGAACGACGTCATAGAAGACCAGAATGCCTGTTTCAAGGTCGATACGGTAGTTGTCCGTACCAGCCTCAAAACTGCGCGTACTGTCCACATACACCCCGGTCACCGAAGCAACCGGAGAATGTGACAACACTATCGCTTGGCTCATCCCATCGAAGAACTCGGTGAATGTAGCCACTCCAAGATCGCGCTGGAGATACAGACCACAGGCAGACGTAGCTGCGGCGATAAGGTTTGTGTACTTATCTTCCTCAGGTGGGTCAATCTTGAAGCCATATTTTCCATTCAGATCACTTACTGTCAGTATCGGAGTAGCCATTATTCACCGTCCTTCTTAAACGCCGTCATCCATGACAAGTACCTTGAATGCATCAGCAAGCAAAGGTTTGCCATCGAGACGCTCGAAACCAAGGATTCCCTTCTGGTCGTTCACTGCGTACAGCTCGCTCAGAATCTTGATATCCATCCCCTGGCGGTCAACCAACTGATAGTAGCTCAAGTTCGCGGCGATAATTGCACGCTTATCAGCGGCCATAGCATCAACATTTGTCGTGGTGATAATCGGGAGCCCCTCAATTTCCTTGAGATCCTGCTGAATCGGGAAGTAATACTGACCGTAATCATCCTTCAACAGCTTGATCTTGGTCTTTGTGGTGGGGTGCATGATCAGGACAGCTCCGTCCTTATAATCACCCAGTTCATCGATAAGACCCTTTACTTCCTCGAGGGTCACAGCGTCCACAGCAGCGGCGGTCTTTGCATTTGCAGTCACACTGGCAAGAATGCCAGTGATATGCGAAGCAGTAGAGCCGGTGCCATTGATGATCTCAGCATCTTCCTTTTTGGCAAATGCCCGAGCGATATTGTCGGTAAGCCAGTTCATGGCATCAACAGCAACGTCGTTCAGGAATTCGTTGGACACCTTAATCAAGGCGCCAAGCTTGTAAGCAGAGAAAGATACCATGGTCAGTGACGGAGTAACTTCTCCAGCAGCCCCACCTTCGCTGACGTAATCAACAGTTGCCTGATCACCATCAACTGCAATGGTGTAATCACCAGCAACGGTCATCTTGCGGCAGTAGGAGCGGAATTTACCGTAGGTCTCGCGCTTCTTCACAATCTCACTTGCGATAGAGGAGGGAACCAGACCGGTATAGGTCGAGCCTACAGACACAGCCTCGCGAATCTTCTCAAGGAATGTCTTTGCATCCTCATTGAGCGATTCATGCTCTTCTGCCTCAACGATTTCCAGAGGAGTCTCAATCTCTTCCTTGTCTTCCTTGTCGAGGTTGTCCTCGTAGTCATGCAAAGTTTTGGTGGCCAGCTTCCACGCAGAGACTTTCGCCTCCGTCATTTCATCAGCCATCATTGCATCGAAGGCTTCCTTCTGCTTCTTTCTGAGTGCCTCGAGCTGAGTCTTCTGCTCTTCGCTCAATTTCTTCTTATTCTTCATCGTGTTCTCCTTCCAGGATCATGTCCTGAATTGATTGATATAGATTCCGCTTAGCTTCGACATCCGGGAACGTTTCCTCGGTTTCCAAGGGAGGCACTCCACCCTCTTCTTCTGTCTCTTCATCACGGTCACTTTCTTTTTTAACAGCCCCGTTTCCACCGGCTGGAGTGGTGACAAAATCAAGGTACCGCACCAACTCGTAAGTAGCAGCATTCACTACTCCATTCTGGTCCGTCTCCCCATAGCCCACGCTCGATACTCCAATAGGCAGTCCATGCTCAGCGATGGATTCAATCTTCCTGGAATACTCTTCATCCAGGACAAAGACGTCTACACAGAGATATCCGTCCTTCACCTGAGGATTCTTACACACCGCCTTAACCGGACCATAGTCACCGTAGCGATCTCCGTTATGGCCATCATAAGCAACAGTGCTTTTATTCTCTGCTACAATCCGCTTGGCAAGGGGTTCACCATATACGCGACCATTGAGGTTGACTACCCCAATTTTCCACACCTGGGCTTCCCACGCACTCACGGAACCTTTTGCCTCAGTAAGACGCTCTTCCGGTAATCTGGTAAATTTGATTTCACCACTAGGACTGTCTTCAAACAATTTCTTCTTCATTATGTTCATCTCCCTGGTGCGATCCCGCACTCACAATGTGTATGAAACGGAGGATGTTTATAGGTCTTCTGTATAATTCGAACATTCCCTACTCCATCATCTACATTCTCACCCTTATCAAGCACAGCGCCATTAACTTCAACAACCTTTCCGTCAAGCTTCTTGCAAAACTCACAAGCATCAGCGTTAGCTACCACATGCATATAGGTAACTCCCAGTTGACCGAACAGGAAGAGATTAAATGCGTTTCCGGCTCTATTGGTTTCTTCCTGGCTCTCATTCTTAGGGAGCGACGTTATCCAGTCCTGTGATATCTCATCCACGCGGGTAGTGATTTCATCGGGAGTAAGATTGGTGACCGCCTTGGCAACATCTTTTACCCTGGCATTCCCGTGACGATTAGCCATGCTTGTAGCATATTTGGCTGCATAAGCAAGCCTCTGGTCCTCAGGAACATCAGCGCCGGTCTTGACCTGCTTCTGCACCACAGGAAAGAGCCGGTCTATGATTGCCTTGAAAATAGGAACGTACTTCTGTCCATATTCACTAGCAAGGTTATCTGCGAATTTCTTAAACTCAACAGCAATCCCCTCTGCATCGAGGCCAGCGGTCGCCAGGCGCTTGAGCTCGGCAATCTCAGCCTTAAGCTGTGCCCTGATTAGTGCTTCCACCTTGGAGCGAGATGTACGAGTAACGGCCTGTGCCTCTGAGATGAACGACAAGTCAGCCGCTTTGCGCTTCTCCTCAAAAGGCACAGGCTCGGAAATTGATTCCAAAGTAACGCTTTCCGGTATCCCATAATTATTAGCTGGTTCAGCGGTGATGGCCTTTTTAAGGGAAAGGTAATTCATGGGGAACATGAGAGTATCCCCTTCTTTTACAGGGTTCAGGTCCTCAAGAGCTCTGACCTCATTTACAGTCATCCATCCATTTTGTATAGCACTCTGGTAGAAGGCTGCACGAGCGCTGTGATCGCCTCGGAGGAATCCGGCCATTGAGAATTTTATGTACTGACCGTTCTTGCAAATTTTTTCATCAAGAGCGCTCTCCCAGAACACAGCACGAGGCTGGAGGGAGAACTGAATCAGGTTAAGGTTCTGCTGCTCACTATTTGCGAAGGTTGCCTTGGTAAGATCGCCGGCAAAGAAGGGAGGCACCCCGAAACGCCGGCACACTTCCTGGAGGGTCCAGCTCTGTGCATCGTTCATCTTGGCGCTGTCATTCTCGGTAAGCCTGATGGGCTCGTATTTCATCGAGTCCTCAATGATGCCGGTTTTATAAGCATTGCCTTCTCCGGCGAACTCATTATTAAACATTATCTTGAGCTGATCTTTGACTTCCTTGCTGGTATTTTTGGGAACAGTAATAATTCCACCAAGAGTAGTTCCGCGCTTGTAATAGCCAATTTGTAGAGCCTTGCTGGACTCCGCTACTGAGATGTCTTTCTGCGCATAGTCGAGAGGGGAAAGGATAGATGTATATCCAATCTTAAGATTCGATATTTCAAGGACATCATCGCTGTCTATCTTCTCACCAGATGGACCGTATTCGTAGATTAGTTTCCCGTTCTTCCAAGAGGATCTCATAAGTGACGGAGCAACCGGGTACATAGCAATCACATTTCCCGTTCTTCCCCGGTCAAGGATTGCATAGGCTACACCGTATAACTCAAAATTAAATGCCATGATTGAGCGCCATTTCTGACTATTCAAATATGGGCACGGTGTACGCAGCAACATAGCTGCCTCACTTACCTGGTCGATATTTCGATTACGTCCGTTTATAGTATACATATGTAAAGGCAAAGTAGCGAAGGTACGCATCAAATTGGTTAAGCAGATCCAGAAGGAAGAGTTCTCTAAGGCTTTTGCTTTTCCCCCCATAGCCAATCCGCCTAGCCCGGTTCCTACAACCCTTGCTAAGTCAATCTGCTCAGTCTGTTTTCGTCTAAAAATTCCCACACCCTGCCTCCTAGAAGAAGACCGCAGCACTAGCAAGATCATCAAGAGTCAATCCTGTTTTAGCGTTGTTTATTGCGGTATCGTGCGCCATGATGGCTGCGATTACTCCGTCGATGCGCGCTGCGCTTCTGTCTACCTTTGGCTTGATTAGCTTTACATTTCCATTTGAATCAGTCAATGAATCAGCACTACTCATCATCCATTTCATGACAGGATTATTGCCTGACTGGATATTCCCCAAGAGATATTGTCTCTCGAAAAACTGTGTGCTTGGGCTCATAGTCATCTTGCCCTGACTAAACTCGAAGGTAATCTCTTCGAACCAGGAGGGCGTTACCCGCGCAAGATCAATGAGCCTGTGACGGTCACCGGCAATAAGGTTAACCTCGTATTTCTCCCTAAACTCGGTCAACCATTGACCTACCATCACATAATCAACCACCGGTCCAGGAGTAGCTATAACATAGCCATCCTGTATCCATTGCTCTAAAGGAATGGAGCACTGTCTCTGTATCTTAATTACGTTCTCTTCTGGTACCCAGAACATGTATAGCTGTTGATGTTGACTTGACCCATCGATTGGAGGGAAGTCAGCAACAAAGGCTGTAAAGTCACTATTGCTCGAGAGGTCTATCCCTCCGTAACAAGGAGCACCTTCGACAATATTCACGGGGGCACAGCAGAAATCGTTCCACTTCTCCATGTTTGCCCATTTAACCAGGCTGTAAACCCACATGTTTAGATTCTTTGTTTTGAAGGTAGCAAGGTCAGATGCGCTATCCTTGGAGTCCTTATAGCGACCCTCAATCATATCAGGATATATTGAGATACCCCAGTTTGGATTAGCCTTTATCCAGGTATTCCTTTCACTCGGCTTATCGTTCTTTTCAGCTTCGTAGATACCCACCCAATACCGGTCATTCTCAATATCGCCATAAGCAATCTTCTTGCATTTCTCGTACTCTTGATGACAAGGACCATGGATATTAGTTCCCGCCGTAGTGATAATCAAGGCCATGCTCTCAGGATCGCTCACGTTACCTGAAAGAAAGGAGTCAAGCATCCCGGTATCCTTTGCCTCATGATATTCGTCCAGGATGGCACAATGAATCAGCTTGCCGTCTTTAGGAGCGGCGGTAAGAGCCTTTACCTGGCACTCACCCCATTTGATAATCTTATAGGTCTTTGAGTTATATGACTCGTAGCCCTTGTGCTTTGCTAATTTCAACCCTTCATCAGCACGACTGAAACAGTCATCTGCTTGTTCCAGGCTGTTTGCTGCAATAACACTTACTGCGCTGGGGTAGTTGTCGCCGAATGCCATGTAATCAGCAATCGCACCGGCTAAGGTACTCTTGCCGTTCTTCCTGGGTATTTGCCAATAGGCTCTCACATAGCATCTTCTACCGGTCTCTCTATCGACAAAACCGAAGAGATCCATGATATCAAAGATTTCCCAAGACTCAGCCTTGAATGCCTTACCCCGTTTTTCGCCTAGGGGAAACTTGTAATTGGCGGCTATCCAAAGAAGCGGTTTTAAAGCCTTCTCCATATCGAACACCCAGCGTCCACCGGTCTGCTTAAGCCTTGCCTGATGTCGTCTTACCTTCGCCCGCTCAACTCCACTAACCAAGCGCTTACCACTCAACACAGCATCGCAGTACTCCTGGTACTGCTGGATAAAGAGTTCACTCAGCTTGGTTTTGGTTGTTGGGGATAAGGTACGTCCGATCATAGGCCAAAGTCCGATTCAATGTCTTTGTCATTGACCCGCTTCCTTGTGGGTTGCGGGGTGTACTTCATAGCCTTACGGTCCTTGGGTGTAGCGCCATATTTGCTCATGATCCTGAGATAGGATGCAATCGCAGCCTGTTTGTCTTTATCATTTTTTGCTGTACGGAATTGTTCGTACTGGGTGCAAGCCATTTCAATCACCGGCTTGTCCAATTCAGTTGCAAGGCCCATCGCAATCAAAGAACCAAAGAGATCAGCCCAGTGACTCTTTGCAATTTCTCCCAGATGGTCGGGAGCAGTGGGCCTTGTGGAAAGAATTTGTTTTTTTCTAGCCACGGTTCACCTCAGAAAAATTTTCGTATATATCACGACTGCCTGACCGCGCTGGGGTTATGTGTAGGGGGGAAGTTTTGGACCCCTCCCCCGGGGTGGCTGAGGATAGGCGGGCCTTGTCTGCAAAGTAGGCAGTAATCTTCTCCCTATCCTCCAACTGCTTGCGTCTGTTACAGCTATAGCAAAGCGGTTGGTATAAAGCAGGGTCTAAGTCAAATTTCCCGTACAGGTCCATCATGATCTCAGCGGGGATGCTCTTATGATCCACGCATTGGGCTGGCTTCCCGCATATTGCACAGGTGGGATTCCCCTTGAGAAAGTCATTTGCAAACTTGTGCCAGCTATGGTCATAGCCACGCTCAGGTGCACTCGGCCTAGGTGAGATATCCTCACCCTGCTTCACCGGTTCGTGCATATACAAAGCAGAACGCTTAGCCTGGCACTCATCACAGTACCCGCTAGCGTTCATATGCAGATTCGAACATCGGTATGTTTTGCATCGTTTCTTGAATAATCCCATATCGTGCGTATTATACCACGAAAACAGGTTTTAAGCAATTATAAAGCTATATTATATAAATAGATACATCCAGATACTAACTGATACGCCAAGTCACTAACTGATACTCTATGATACAGTAATTAGCTTTCGTCTTATCAACTCAGCCTTGATATCATCAACCCCGTAAGCAAGCAGGTAAGGAACGCCGTTGCGCTTACACCGTCGCTCAAATGATTCCTGCCTCTTTGACTGCTTACCTACAACCGGTCTTTTGACCTCAACGTATCCCAGCTCCACCGGGTAGGTTGGAAGAATGGAATTGATATCCACCGGTTCCGCTTCCAGGTAGCTGGAATCCTTCGGCCACCAGACGATCAGATCACCTACCCCTGCCCAAAGTCCTGTTGAGATAAGCTGCATCGTCTTGACGGCATTATTGCCCGCCGCCTCGTTCGGCACCGAGTGACGGAAGATGTGAAGGCTCTGGAGATATGCTACGATGTCAGCCTGTATCTTGTCTTCAAGAGGGTTTGTCTTTTTAGGCATGAATGTACTCCTCAATCACTTCGGTAAGTTTTTGTAAAAGGTCCGGGTAAAGAGAAAGTTTATCTGTCTCACTGCTTTTGGAAAATCGTTTCTGATCTAGGCTGTATCCAAGATAAAAGTTTCGCTTGCGTAATCTTTGGTTGTTTGTGTGCAGTTTTATACTCATCCAACCATTGATAGCATCACACACATATACTCTCCAACAAACAATCAAACCTGTTTTTTCATACCTTGCTTCAATAGCACATATTTCTCTGTACAATTTTATCATGTCATATTTCTTCACCGTTACCGACACTAATTTTTCATTAATCATTATGTCCTCCGTTTTGCTTTTTTAGCTATCTTCAAATTCTTAAAAATTACCCCCGCAGCTCAGAGGGGACACGGAGGGTATAGTATATACTATAACCCTCCCGTGTGTCCCCTATCCTGACTGCCTTGCCCAGTGAGGGGACACAATAATGTCCCCTCTATGTCCCCTGTGTCCCCTCTTGTGATTTTTCGTGCTTTCTGAGCATTTTCAGCTTACTGACAATCGGACCAACTAGCACAATATAACCACCGTCAACTGCCTTGATTGTGCCGCCTTCAAGGAGTCTTCCGACCATTCTGTTGGTACCATTTTGCAATGCTTTCTTGGCTGCATCATTACTCATTCCCTTACCAACCAGGTAATCCCTCCAAGCGGTCCAACCTATAAAACAGTCCCCTTCTGCATTGACAATGCCACCCTCAAGCCATGCGTCCATGAGGCATTGCTCATCCTTCCCAAGGTCCGGTTCAGGTGCCTCTCCTTCGACCACTACAGCGCTCGTGACAGCGTCCCCGTCCTCATCCAACCATCCGTCCAGCGTAACGCCTGAGAGACGCACATAGACCGGCTCAGCAACCTCAGAATCCTTCATCTTGGTCTGCTTGAGTGCGATGCCATTATTACCCTTCTCGACCTGTATCTCAGCGTCGAGCGCCCCTTTCCATGCAGAGCTTCCCCTAGCACGTCCTTGAGCTTCCTGTGCTACACCGGTGTGATGGATGATGAGGACGGTACAGTCAAATTCTTCCTGGAGTGCTGCACACGAGTCTAGGAATACTTTTGTATCCTGGGCGGAGTTCTCATCTCCTGAGAGGAAGCGGTTGAGGGTGTCAACTGCAATGACTGATGGTATCACCCCGGCTTCCCTGATGCTCTGTATAACCAGACGTAAACCCTCTGGCTTGTCTATGTCAGCAGCGGACCGCGATACCAGGAAGTGAGAGAGATCCTTCTTGTGGTTTGCCTGTGACCATGCAGCCATGCGAGCACGTAGCCCGTGGTGGCCTTCTCCACATAGATATACCACATCACCACCCCGTACATTATGGTTCATCCATTCATCAGTGCCAGTGGCGATACGGAGTAACCAGTCAAGTGCGACAAAGGTCTTGCCGCATCCACTGGGACCGAAGAGCATGACTGTAGCTTTTGCCTGGAGCCAATGCTTCACCAACCAGGAGAGTGGTGCCGGTTTTGCTATCAGGTCTGTTCCTGATTCCAACCAGCTTGTGGTGTTCGGCTTAAGTAACGCTAAGAGATCCCCACCTCCTTGATGGTAATCATTTACATCGGTTCCTTCATCCGGTGGATAAACAACGGTTGCACCATGCTTTTCTGCTGCCTTCTTAGCTGCCACAAGGCCGGTATTCTCTCCGGTCTTCGGGTGAGGTTTGTCGTTATCCGCTACGATAGTGATTCGTGCATGGGGAAGAAAAGAGCGAATGGAGGAGAGTACCGGTTCAAGGTTTCCTGCACTGAATGCAATCACTGTGGATGTCTGTGTAGCCTCATAGATGGTCGCCGCGGTGGCGAAGCCTTCAGCAACGTACAACACTTCCCCTGGGTCTCCGAGCATACCAAAACAACCCTTGATGTCGGCGTCCTTATGGAAGCGCTTCTTGCCTTCCGGTGTGATGTACTGGAGATTTACCAGCTCTGCTTCTCTGGAGAAAATAGGGACCATCAGGCGTCCATCTCCGGTTACATGGATGTCATGCGGTTGTACTCCTTTACTCTCCAGGTAAGGATGGTTGAATGGAGCGGTCTCTGTATGTTCCCAGATGTATTCTATGGAGTCTTTTGCCCGCTCTGCCCGTGCTTTACGTTCGGCTTCACGCTGCTTCTTCGCCTCTTCAAGTCTTGCCATGATTGCTGCGTTTTCGATCATGGATAATGGCCGGCCAATATCAGCCCTGAATGTTTGTGTGATACCAGCTCTCCAGTCCCCGAATTGGCCCGCTGGCACCCCGTCACCGTAAGCAACGTACCAACCGGCATCATCGTCTGGCCTATCGCTGGTAGGGAAGCGGTGCAGCTCTCCGTCGAAGAGGATGGAAGGAGGCGGGGTGATTCCCGCCTCGCTCATAGCCTTGATCAGTTGGTCCTCAGGGGATGGTGGCGTCTCTGGATAATTCATCCATAGATGAGATAAGTTGCCCATTAGTTACTCCTCCGGTTCGGTGAATGGGATGAGCTCATGTTCATATGAATCACAAGCGTCTGGCAAGCTGTAAAAATCTGACGGAATAACCGTATCAAATTGATCACAGTAATTGTCCTTGTGATGTATGCAGGTTTCGCAACAGCGTGGTTCTTGCATAGTTTATTGCTCCTTTTTCGGTATGATATCAAAACAGAGAGAGTTGTTTTGGGCCTGTTAGTTGTTCCATGAGCTCGCCATACATTTGCTGGGTGTATTTGCAGGTATTACTTATAGATGTGCTTTTATCCAGGCAATTCTTAGTATGATAAGCTATCTCTTCTATAACTTTCTGTAGTGCTTCTTCTTTGGTCTTGAAGATGTAATAGTCGTACCATTCCTTGAAGATGCAAAAATACTCATAATGACCGTTTCTATAGTGATGATGGATGGTATAACCACCGTCAACCTGTATGATCATTATCTCTGCCCTATGTGCATCATCATGGAATGTCTTTGCTTCTATCAGGATATTATCTGGTGGCATCAGTCTGCCTCCCATCCGTCTGGCAGGGTGAGTGAGTCTTTCCAATCGCCGGAGTAGTCTGATTCGATAGGGAGAATCCCAAAACTACCCTCAGTTGGCATCCAGTATCCTGCTTCTTCAGCAAGCACTGGATTTTTGATGTACGCACACCAACTTTTGTTCTGGTCTTGTGCTACAATAAGACCAAGAAAATTTGCCACTTCCTTCGGAGTTTTCTTCCCACCACTCATCAGCCTGTCATAGGCGGTGGCTTTGGCTTGTACCTCTTCTAGCTGCATCTCCAACAACTCAATCCGCTGTTCTAGATCATGGCAGTAGGGATTCGGTATCACCTCAGCTCCGCAACTGGGACATTCTTTAAGTTCTGTTGATTTCGCTATCTTCTCAAGCCAATTAATGTATGCTTGAGTTTTATTCTCGACTTCCATCTGGAGCAAATCGTCGTAATCAAAATACGTAGCTGATCCACCTGTCTCTCTTTCAAATTTAAGCATCATTGGTGTTCTATCAATTGTAAGCATCACTACCTCCTTTCCCACCAGAGTAAGCACGTCTCTATCCCTGAGGGGCCTGTATCGAACGCCGGAGTATCACATACTGGATATTCTCCCTCTGCGTTCTTGCGGCTCTTCCTGCACGTCTTACAGGGCTCATGATAGGTGAGAGCCTCTACTGTTACCGGCGGAGCCTCTTCCTTTGATTGAACGATTGCACCTGCGATTTTAGCCGATTTTGGGGCGGAGGCCTCTTTCTCCTCTCCCACAGTAAGTGGGCTTATTTCCACTACTTTCTTGGGTCTGCCAGCCTTCTTCTTGGGAGTCCCTTCTGTCTTTACCTTAGGTGGTCTGCCGCGCTTTTTCTTTGGAGTCTGCGCCGGTTCATTAGCTACAATTACTCCGCTCTCAGGAGGTTTTACAATCCCGCCCTTCTTGAATACTTCCTGAATCTCGGTGATCTCTTGAGATACGGCTGCTTCACAAAGCTCTACCGCTTTAGCTAGCACCGCTTTCTTTACTTCCTGGGTATCTAGGGCAACCTTAACCCAATACATGCGGCTTCCTGCTCTGCTGCTTGAATCGCATGTACTTCCATGCATGAGATATCCGTTTGTATACCATGTGGCCTTCTTTAATTCATTCAAGTCTCCAATCATCCCTTCCAGTGCTTTTGCAATATCACTCATCTCTCTAACTCCTTTTGTCTGCTTGCGTTCGTGCAGATCATCATGGCAAAATTGCCGACGTCTGCTGCCTCTCTCATGACCTCCGTTTCGTCCTTAACAAGGATTGCGTCAGTCAACTCCTCAACCTCATTGGATAGCAGGTACAATAGCTCCAGCAGGGTTAATTTGTCCCAGTAACCCTTGTGCTCATTTTCACCAAGCTTCTGTTTCATAGCATCGGCAAATATTGCCACATCAGCCTCTATCCTTTCTTTACTTCGTTCCATGACTCATCTCCCATACTCCCCATACGATGCTGAGCACTACTACAGCAACAATTCCCAGCCAAGCGCTCAATGCCATGCTGGATACAAATAGTATTGATTTAATCACCCTCTTCATCCTTGCTATCCTCGTAGAGATTTATGATCTCACCCTGATCAGTGCCGCTATACACCTTCTTACCATCGATATACATCTCGCCATTGTTCTTATCACACATTTCCTTAAGACCATCCGCAATGCCTACAGCAGCATCAAATAACTCTTGCTGTTTGCCGGTGTTCATAGCCTTCTTTACGATTGCCACTGATCGATCTATGAGCTTGGAGATCAGCGCTATCTCATCCTCGGTGATATCGTCGCTATGCAAGACCTTTACCATCTTGCTATCCACAAGCATCATCTTGTCACCTTTGATTTTGTGAGTGATCTGAGAATAGGTGGACCCTTTTTTCCATCCACTAATCTCACCGGAAAGTCTTCTCCAGGTACCGTCATTCCCCATTCTTACCTCTATGCCATTACATACCAGGAGCACGTTATCTATACCCTCGAATCCTGTAGCTCTCCTGAATAGCGGTACAAGAGTACTGAATGCGTTAAGCATCTCTGTTGACTCTTTGCTGGAGAGTCCAACAGATACCGTCATATCTCCATCATAAGAAGAATGGGCCAGCACTAATTCCATCGAGGATTTCATCCGTACCATAGTTACGTTCGCTCTTGTTAATTCCATCATCTTCTAACTCCTTCCAAATCCTTTGCTTGACGCGGTAAAACTTACCGTTCTTTCTGTATTCGATTTCCGTTGGTGGCCGCCCTTTTTGCATTGACATGCAAAGGTCAACCGGGGTGTTTTGCTGCATGATATCCACCCCTGCTTGCTCAGCGATCTCCCTGAGCTGCCCCATGGCCCACTCACCGGGGTAACCGGGATGAAATACCACGAGATATTCCTGGACAACCGGGTCACTGAGTGCGCCATAATAAGAGACCTTGAGGCTTTGCTTCCCGCTGGACTTGCCGGTATGCACATCCCACGTCCAACTGCTTACTTTCATAATGATGTTCTCAAGACCGGATATATCGTCGTCACGGAGGTAGTAGCCGGGTCCATGCTCTTCTTTGGGGAATTCGTACCCACAGCATGGACAGGTCTTTGCACTCGTTCCGATGATCTCTTCGCACTCAGGACATACTTTGCTCGGTGCTACGCCTTCACGCTGCCCCTTCTTCCTGGGGGGTCTTACCTGTGTAATAGGACCGTGCTGTGCAATCACACCGGCAAAATCGAGCACCAGACAGTCTCCGCCATGACTCTTGAGGCGAAGCCCGCGGCCTGCCATCTGTATATAGAGACCGGGGCTCATGGTAGGTCTTACCATTGCAATAAGGTCAATGTCTGGATAATCAAATCCGGTGGTCAGCACGTTTGCATTGGTAAGGGCCTTAATCCTTCCAGCCTTGAAATCCTCAAGGATCTCTTCGCGCTCAGCTTTAGGAGTATCACCGGTCACACATGCGGCAGGAATGCCTCTCTCGATGAGGATATCTCGCATATGCTGAGCATGTTCTACACCGGTGCAGAAGAACAGCCAAGCCTTCCTGTCCCCTGCTCTGGCAATAACCTCATCAACTACCAGCTCACTGTCCTCTTGCTTGTCTACAGCCTTCTGTAGCTCGCTCTCGATATATTCTCCACCCCGAAGGTGTACACCTTCTGTGCTGAGTTTCTTGACGGTAGATTTACTTCTGAGGATTGCTAAATAGCCCTGTCTTTGGAGCTGGGCAATACTCGTTACTTCTATGATATCGTCAAAGAGGGCAGGCTCATCAGTAATCATTCCATGCCCCATCCTGTACGGAGTTGCAGTGAGACCAATAATACGTAGATCAGGATTAATCTCAGATAAAGCGCTCAAGAACTTGCGATACATGCCCTGGTCCTTGTGTGATACCAGGTGTGCTTCGTCAATGATAATCAGGTCTATGTGTCCCACCTTCTCGGTTTTTCTATGGATGCTCTGTATCGAGGCAAAGGTGATCCTGTCTAATTCCTTCACCCCGATACCAGCAGAGTAGATACCAAGCGGAGCAAAAGGCCAATGCATGAGCAGTTTCTCGGCGTCCTGCTCAATCAATTCCTTCTGGTGGGTAAGTAATAGGATACGAGTCTCCGGCCAGCTCTGTACGGCTTCCCTGCATAGTTCTGCGATGACATGACTCTTGCCTGAGCCTGTAGGCAGAACGATACAGGGATTGCCTTCCTTATGGTACTGAAACCATAGGTAGAGCTGGTCGATACTCTTCCTCTGGTAAGAGCGAAGTTTACTCACCATCCTGCTCCTTGGCGGTGGTCTTCTCCTTCGTTTTCGGCTCCGCGTACAACTCTTCCAACAAGGTCTGCATACGCTCCTTAACCCCGGAAGAGCCTTCTCTGGTGTAACAGCCAACCATTAATTGACTCATGAATTTCTTGAAGTTCATGGCAGCTTCTTTCTCACTCTTGAATCCACCGTAGAACTTGGTTGAGTAGGTGTTGTATTTGCCTACAATTGTTGCGGTCCATGCCCATCCGTCATTGATTTCTGTTACCATGATCTGGATACTCTCTTTCCTGTATTCGCCTCTAATTACTCTCATTGATGATTCTCCCATTGAAGACCCTACGGGCCATGTCTATAATCGCATCACCGAAGGGTCCTCCTGCGATGATCTCCTTACTTGAATATCCATCTTCGCCATTCACCACCGGCTTTCCGTCAATGATGTATACAGCGCTATGCTCTCCTCCTAAGTCACTCTTCATATCCAATTCATAAGGAACAAGGTCCGGGTGTAACACGTGGCTCTCACAGCCCTGGTATTGATTCTCCAATGGTATGGTGTCTCCCCATCGCTCGCAGAACCATGTACCATCTTCCTTTGCAGTAGAATGAGCACAGGTGCGGCAATTGATCTCTTTGACCTTATGGTTTACATGACAGAAATCATGCATAGGGCAGAATCGGCACTGATACCAGGTAGGGTCAGTTGAAATAGGGGCAGGAATTCTGGATTCTAGAGCAACCCGCTTCCCGCGCGCTATGTAGTAATGAGCCAACTCTCTATCCAGTTCTATACGCTTTGCTTCAATATGATCATCGTCCTTGCAAACGGCGTAATACAAAGCCCTGTCAAGCTGGTGCCCACTCATATACACCTGCATTTGTACATAGTGCATCAGCTTTGCATTCATAACTCCTTTTGCCTGGAGCTCGGCGAATGAGCGCGCATTGTGTGTCTTTGCCTCCAGGATGTGCCATGTCTTGGGAGCCTCAGGAAGACCCTTAACAATACCGTCTGGGTGTCCTTTAACATGGCAGCCAAAATCGAGAAGCTTCTGATCTTCGAGACACTCTTCCACCGTGCAACCAATTGCCCTGAGGTCTGCTACAATGGTTTCCTCTTCCATTTGCCCTCGCCTAAATAGGCGGAGGATACGCCCAGGGAACTTCTCTATAACTGCCCAGTGGAACATGAGCCACATGTAGCGCTCGCAGTGGTGTCCTAGCATGGATACTCCCATGTAAGGGCGTGGACGCTCCTGGAGAGATTCATGATAAGCGTCTACGAGCATCTCTATATCGAAATTAGGATTCTTTGGAATGGTAGCCATTACTTCAACTCTCCTATTGCTCTCACTTCCCATTTGCCTATGTTGCGTCCATGGCGTACTGCATACACAAGGGCCATACGCGAACACCCGATGCTGTCTGCTGCTTTTGTATATCCGTGTATGGTTCTTGTTTCACCGGTAATGCGATTGGTTAGCTTGAACGTTTTCTTCTTCTTAATTTCTGGCTCATAATCATCAGCGTAAGCAAAGCTGAATCCAGCCTTTGAATGTCCGCCAGTCCTGATAAGGGTGCCCACTCGTGAAACACTGAGTCCTGCTTTCTCTGCCGCAGCAGACAATCCTAACACTTGACGGGCGGTACCGTCGGGGAAGTAGACAACAATTCTTGCATGTTTTTCCATTTCATAGCTCCTTGCCCTGCCATCATCAGCACCGGTGGGGCAGCTCCGGTGGACCCCCTCAGTGGAGAGGGGGTTTCGGCTCAACGCTTCCAAGGAGGAGTGGAAGCTGCCGCTGGGGCTGGAGCTTTCGTTGACACCACCTGAGGAGCAGGACTACCCTTGAGCGCTCGGTAGTTCTTGACGATATTACCGGGGTCGTAACCAGGGCTCGGCTTCTTGTCGATGTCTACCTTGATTTCACACCGGCATCCGATTAGCTCGTCAGTGTCTTCAACTTTCGGAAGACCACAAGCGGTCATGATTTCCCTGAGTTGGGAAAGACCAATACGTTCTACCGTCTCTCTGTTTGGTCCGTTGTTGCGGATATTGATACGGTCAAATACGATTCTTCCTTCATAGGATGGCCCTTGGACTTCCCATTGGATATTGATGTATTGACCCTCTCCACTCTTGCTGTCCTTGAGCTCCGATTCCTTTACTTGTACGGTGTACCATCCAGCAGGAATGGGGTCAAAATTCCGGTCGTTCTCCGGCAGCTCTGCTGCCTGATAAATTTGTCCTAATCTTGACATATTATTTGGTCTCCTTGATTACGATTTTGTAGCTGGGTCTTCCCGGCGTTGTGGTGATAGCTTCGCTGAATGCTCCTGTGATTACAGGGTCAGCTCTCTTCCATTCGGTGATACGGATATCAGCCTTCCAGTTGAACAGCTCATCGAGGGCAGCAGTAAGGCCATGTTCCTGGGCGATCTTCTGCACTCTGTCAGCATCAACCTTACGATTCATACGGCCAGTAACGGTGAGTTTGTATTCATCCAAACCAAGGCTCTGAGACCCTTCAAAGTCCTCAGGAAGAGAGAATATAACCTGAGTGAGATAATCCTCAATCTCTCGGCGGTGATTGATTGCAGCCTGTTCAGCTTCTTTTGCTTCAAGCCATGCAGCCATTCCTTCTTTGAGTGCTTCTGGGTTACTAACCATAAGAGCGTCTTTTTTAGCCATTCACATCCCCCTTGATTTTCTCGATAATTGCTCCGAGGTCTGGCTCTTCCCACATTTCCAGATTGCCGCTGCGGTCCTTTGCGGACCATTCACCGTCGGTATCGGTCTGGATCATGCGGTACGTCTTTCCGTCTTCAGCCTTCTCGACACGGAGAGCGAATACCTCATCAAAGAAGTAAGGGAGCGCTTGTCCCATCTTGTTACCTGGCATCATTGGGGCCCAGAGCATACGGCCTGTCTCATCCTTATCCTTCTCCGTCTTAGCAGAGAAGTAGACGTTGTAGCCTTCCAGATCGCGGAAGCTACGGATAAGGTCAGCCATCTGGTCTTGGGTGGCGCCATAGGCTTGTCTGGGGTCTTTTGCTACCTTCTTTTCGTAGCTAAGCACAACCTCAGCGATCTCAGAGATTGAATCCAGCGCTACGCTCTCGAACTGCTTACGCGCATCCTCGGTAAACAAATACTCATACGCTTCTCCCAGCTCTGCGAGGCTGTGTATCTCTATATAAGGGATATCTGCTCCGCGTAAGCTCAGTAGTCCCGCCTCAGCACTCAGTACCAGGGGACGGGGAAGCGTCTTTATCAGTGAGGTCTTTCCTGCTCCACTGATGCCATGCACAAGGATCTTTACGCCGGAAGACGACACATCCCTCGTGCTCTTTAGATTAATTGCCATTGTTGCTCCTTTCAGCGGTTTGTCTCGGTGACAGGTCGCTGTACTGTAATTGATGGCCGTTGCGGGTTCTTCTGGTGGCCAACCAGTCAATGGGGTCAAAGTCGGACCCTGTCCCTTTTTGAGAAACCTTACTGTCGCTCAGGCTAAGCAGTAGTGGTTTTAGGGAAGGCAGGATTCGAACCTGCATTTTGCTGAACCTTCTTATTCAACACATTCTGTATAATGTTGGGTTGTCCGTTATACGGTTTTCCCTCAGTCATACACTGGTAGCGTCTACCAATTCCGCCACTTCCCTAGGTTCCCCGGCTACCGCACAGGCTAAGTAACCGAGAATGTTTTCCAGAAACGAATTGTGAATTAATTTTCTGCCGTCTTTCCGGCTGTCTTTGGATATTCCCCCATACGGGGTATGGAGCTTAGAGGATTCGAACCTCTCTTTGGCCTTGGGAGATGGAGCAACTCCCTTCCATAGCCCCGTTGGCAGCCCAGTAAATATGTGTCCGCAACCGGACTGCCGATATGTCTATGTAGTTTTGTTTGACTCAAAGAAGCCTGTTTCAGGCAGCGTGGATGCTAAGCGGGGTGTAGCCACTTGAGCAGCTTCATCGTTGTATTGGTAGGGGTGAATCTGTCTCTCCTGGGGCCGCATACGCAGTAGAAGTTGTAGCCGTAGTCCTTACGGTTCCAGAGCAGAAACAGAACGATTGGCAATCTATTCATGCTTGGTCCTCATTGTCTAATAGGCCGGAAGACTCTCCGGCTGGAGCCTTGGTAGTGGTAGTACCTTTTCTGTATGTCAAAGACCTAATGGAGTTCTTACGCCGTTTTCGATTCATAAGCCATGCGTCGAGTTCATCCTTGTCGACGCGATTCACTCTCCCAATCTTAAAGTGAGGGATTTCATTTGATGCCAGGAGCCTTCTTACTTGCGTCTCTGAGAGCTGGAGGTAATCAGCTACTTGTACGGGGGAAAGTAGAGTCATTGGGCATCCTCACTCAGTAGGAAGGTCGCAAATGCAATAATTGCATCGTGGTAGAACATGGGTCTGCGCACCGATGTTTTATTGATAGCCTTCTTTATGGTCTCTTTCTCTTGTTCGGAGAATCTTTGTATGACGATGTGTGAAGTTTGGTTATTCCGGTTATTTTTGTTCATGTTTCGACTTTAGACCGGAATTCCGGTATTGTCAACAAAAAAGTTCCATTTTTCCGGTATTTTTTAGCGTGCCTCGTCTTTACAAGTTTTGTTATTGCGTTAAACTTATGTTATGAAAACAAAAGTCGATATGGCACCCGAAAGGTTCTGGGATCGCGTAAATGTTGTTGCAAAGCAGAATGCTATGAAGTTTAAAAGCATTTGTCAGGAATGGAGTATCTCGTACAAGACAATAATGTCGAATCGCACAAGAACAGAGCTCCCCAGCCTGGAGAACGCCGGAAAGATTGCAATCGCCTTGAACGTCTCACTTGACTACCTGTTATATGGTAGTATTGCAAGCACTTTTGAAGATACAGATCCGTTGTACAAGCTCCTTTCAACGGATGCTGATTTAAAAGGGCTTATATGGAGGGTTGTTCAATGCGATGCTTCTCAACTTAGATTACTTAAAAGTATGCTTACATCTTGGAATATCCCTGCCTATGATAGTACAGGAAAACAAATTAAACTGCCGGTATAGTGATGACATTTCCAATAACCCATAGTTAAGATATCACTATATGTACAAGTGTGAAACTTAAAAGGAGATTAACAATGAAAAAATTTGTGATGGTGGTGTTTGTCCTAGCTTCTGCCTGCCTAGTTTTCGGAACTGGGCTGTCCGAGAATATGAAGATAGATCAATCAAATCAGCCTGTATGGACTGTTAAGACTTTTGTTGATGAATTTGGACAAGATACAGAAGAGAGGTATATAACAACAATGAAGCCGATTCAGGGTAATCTTACCGAATCGTCGCTGAGCACAAAGAGGAAGCCGGTTGAGGTACACCTAATAATCAGCAAAGGCATTGCTGCAATTGAAATGTACGAGGAAGGAAAGATCATCGAGTGGCCGTACCGAGAAAATGAATTACGAATTAAAGACGGAATGGCAAATATTTATACTAATACGATTACTCCAATGGTCCCAAACAGATATGACCTATTTGGCAATGCCTGGAATGATCTGATTGAAAGTCTCTCTGTCGTAGGTGAGACTTCATTTGCTATTAATCTCACATATAAAAGGGCATACTCCTTCACTGTAGACACCTCAGGGTTCAAAGAATTGTATGAATCCACCTTCTCTAACTCGGCACAAAACTCGGCACAATTGCAATGATACTTTTAGATACACAAAGATACAGTATGATACAGTAAAACCTTTCAACATACCCACTTATGATACTGTGTGATACTTACAGATACACTGATATACAGATGGACATCGGCTTGAGGTGCTAGTGGGAGAAATCTTGTGCTGGTTCAAGTCCAGTCTACCGCAAGTCGGAATCCTTTTCTGTATATAGAAATAACAGGGAAGGGTTCCTTTTTTATAAAGAACCATCCCTTGTAATTGCAGAAGGTCGGCACTATAGTCGGCACAAGGGAGGAAACATGAGACAACCGTACACATTAACCAAGGTAGGAGACGTCTGGTACTATCTCGCATACGACAAACAAGGCAAGCGGCGTAGGTATTCCACTGGGCAGACAAATAAGAGTGCTGCCAATGCGTATTGTATGGCACTGCTTAAAGAGGATGCACTCATACCAGGTCGACAAGACAAGATGACTTTCCGGGAATTCGCTGAGCCATTCTGGATCTGGGGCAAATGCCCTATCGTAACTGATAAGATACTGAGGGGTTATAAATTTTCTCAGACCCTTTGCCGCAATAATCGCCATAGCATGAGAAAAAATATCCTACCGACTTTCGGAGATTGCCTTCTTACTGACATCACGCCGGACATGGTAAACAGGTGGCTCCTTGGTCTTATCAAGCCAAGAACTGTTGACGGTAAACGCTACCCTCCCTTAGCAAACAGCACGGCGAATAAGATGTTACGGATGCTTAAAGACATGCTAGATGTTGCTGTGAAGCGTGAATTGATTCCCAGTAACCCCGTTCTCAAGGTGCACAAGTTGGCAGACAATTACAGGAAGCGGGGAACCTTTACTGTTGAAGAAGCGAAGCGTATCCTAGAGAACAGGGACGCCTGGGACAATCAACTTGCGTGGTTGGCATCTTATCTCTCCGCCGTGACAGGTATGAGGCAAGGTGAAATTCGCGCCCTGGTAAAAGATGATGTAAAAGATGACCATCTAGTAGTCACACATTCGTATGATCGCACAGTGGGGACCAAGACCACCAAGGCGGACAAAGAGAGACAGATACCAATCCCCGGCAAGTTGAGGGATGAGCTGCTTCACTGGGCACCGGAGGAAGGCTTCATTTTCTCTATTGATAACGGGGTTTCTCCGGTGTCACCGGATAGCTTGCTTGATGGGTTATACGCGAGACTGGAGAGCTTAGGGATCGATCACGAGAAGCGCAATCTATGTTTCCACTCCTGGCGTCACTTTTTTAACACGCGTCTTATTGCATCTGGAGTACAGGGAGAAATCACCAGGGCGATCGTAGGCCATGAAAGCGAGGATATGACTGAGCGGTACCTTCATCTAAAGGCTAGCGATATGGAGATAGTTGCCAGAGTCCAGAATGAGCTGGTTAAGGTGGTTGGATAAATTTTACACCATCTAATCTTGACTGCGTTTAGTTTTTACAAGAAACTGCTGCTTCTGTAAAGTCAGCCCCCGGCTTTATCACCGAGGGCTTTTATCATAATGATATTTTAACTACTATCCCACCACCAGCGCCGAGAATCACCCCGTATGCAGCTCCCTTCGGCCCAGCTATCAAGTACCCGGTAACACCTCCAGCTACTGCTCCGACTAAACCATAGAGCATATACGCTTGGACTTCTATGGTCTTATCCTGGTCAGAAATCCGCTGGCGCATCCACGCCATATCTTCGGGCAAGCTCCCTAACGATGTCAGTGATTGTGTGATGCCCGTCTGCGAGGCTTGCAGCTGTTCCAAGAGCGTCTTCGACCCCTGTTGACCCAGCGTCAACTGCGTCAGCGATGTTTCCAGCTGTTCCTTGAGCATCTGATACTGAGGATCCTGCTGCTGTAAGGCTTGAAACAGCATCCCCCACAATTCTTCTGTCGGCACGCTTTCGAGCCCATTCTGCGAGGGAAGCGAGGAGCCGCTTGCCTCCGAATGCAATGGAGCCGAGCACAAGAGCACCAGCAACAAGATAAAACCAATGGCCTTTGATCCAAAGTGTGATTTTCTGCACATCATGACTCCTTCTTCGGTCGAGCGAGGAAGTCAGCCCCTGCCTGAGAGATGAAGATGATCAACCAGGACCACCCCATTTGTCCGACGGAGTACCACCCCGACCACCCCATTACAAAGGTTTGATTTCCTACTGCCAGCAATAGAGATAGAGCTAAGGCAACAGAGATGATCTCAACCTTAGTAGCTTTTCCTTTTCGGCCCTTTTTGTAGATCCTCATCAAGAATCCTAAACAAATCGCAATCAAATAAATCAAATTTTCCATCCTAAACACCTCCTAGTGTTTCACTCTCATACACTCTCCAACGCAAGCACTCGTGCTTCTAGGTCGCCTCTCACTATTTCTTCCCATTCCATTCATTACGCTAGAATTACCTCAAGTGCATTGATCTCATTCCTGGTATCGATTCTTTGCTGAACGATTTCTGGATATTTGGTATTTACATCCAGCCCTTCTTCTGCACATTTCAGATGGATCCAGTCGGTTGAATAAAGGAAATCCTTGAGCTCCGGTATCCTTTGCCTTGCATAGAGTAGCTCAAAAGTTTCATTTCCTGTTGTCCTGAAGTAATCACATTCATACTCAGTGACAGGACCATTGTCGGTTTCCCTGGTTACCGGTTCGAAGTTACCTCGAAGCTCTCTTACGTTTCCGAATACAAATTCTGTTTGCATCGTGTCCACGGTCATCCGCATTTTGCTACCTCCTTGAGGTTGTTTTCGTATATGGTGTTCTGTATCCTTGAGAACATTCGTCTGCAATCCGAGTGTTCGAAGAATCCTTTTCTCGACAGGAGCGACCTTGCTTTCTTTGGAGTGATATGGCCATTGTCTATCTTATCGCAAAGCCTACGTGTCATGAGATAGTTGTTTCTCCTCAGGTCCTGCTTGCCGTTCCTGTGGGTACGGTAGCCGAGCATGTCGATGAAATGCCCTTCCCATTTGAAAATCCTAT